TTATTGCCGCTCGGTCCGACAGCCGTGTACAGCTCGGTAAAGTTCAGATTGCAGTAATCGAACGCTGTACGAAGCGGCGTTCCCGTTCCGTCGTTCGGAGCTGCGCCGATGTTGATAGTCTGTTTTGCCATATCTATTAAAAGGTTTAAGGATTACAGAAATTGGGTCATGTCCGCCGTGATGATCGTGGAATCAGCCGTAATCACCGTATTATCCGCCGTGATATCCGCCGTTCCGCCAAGAATCGACGCCTCCCAGAGTAGGCCAATCTCCAGCAGGATGCGTTCGCGCGGACTCTTGCATGAAGCTCCTTGAGCCTCCGCAATCAATTCAGCCGCTTCGCTACAGGAGATGTTTGCCATGAGATTTTAGAACGGATGCGAAGTGATGTACCAAGCCGTCCCGTCCGATATGATGGTAATCGAATTCCACTGCGGGGACAGCACATGAGTCAGCGCGCCATCAATCGTCTCAGACGCATAGGCATCAACCGTAACCGTGTTCGCGCCGCTATTGATGCGCTTGAACACATAGATGCGGCCAGGAACAAGCGCAGCCGGAGGAAGCGTCAGCGTAATCGAACCTCCAGCGGCATTGCAGACCAAGAAGTAATCGCCGCTCACCACATTGCCGGTCGTCGTAACGGTCCGATATGCGCCGCGAGTCGCTCCACCGCCCTGAAGGTAAACGGCAATGCGATTCTCAAGAGCCAGCTTGGCCAGCTCAATCTCGCGAGGAGAGCGACAACCCAGCGACGCCGCCTCATTGATCAGCGTCTCCGCCTCGTCGCATGTGATGTTTGGCATATCGGTTTAGAATTTAGGCCATCGGGCCGCGTCCGCGCTGCATCACCTCGGCGATGAAACCGCCGCCGCCAGGAGTAGACCCCCCCTCCATCTCCTCGCCCTCCTCGTATTCCTCCTCGCCTCCCTCGGCCATCTTCTTGCCCTTAGACTTCTTCTCGTAACCGGGGATGGCCATGCCATCAATCTCGATGACCTCCGCCTTTCCACCCTTGCCAAGAACGATAGTCGCCATCGTCTGGAAAGCCTCGCCTTCCTTCAAATTCTCGGGGATTTCAACGCCTTTGGGAATGGTAAATACCGGCATGAAGCGAGCATCAGACTCATGGCATGTATGTCAATCAAAAACCCCCCACCAGCCTTTCGGGCCGATGAGGGGCTGCTCCAACAACGGAGCTGTGAGACAAACAACCTATGAGATAATCCGGTGGCTACAATCGCCGAAAAGAAAAAACCCGCAAGCATTTTACGCCTGCGGGTCTGTTAATTACTAGCTCGATTACGAGCAGATGATCTGGGTCAGCGCGCCGGTGCAACGGCGGAAGATGATGGTCATGCCCTGGTTAGTGAAGATTGGCTCGGGAGCATGAATGAACTCAGCGTAGTGCTGACCCTTCTTCTCCAGAGGATCGGCGCAATCCACATCGAGCTTGTAGGCACCAGTCACCCACTGCCACTCGCCCATGTAGTTGGTCGGCATCCAGCTCAAATCGCCGACACGGTTCACAGGGCGAACAATGTGCGACTTGAAGACATACGGGGTGACGATGAACGCGGCCTCGAACGGAGCGGTCGTCCAGCTCGGGTTGACGCTGAACACCGTACCCTTCGTGCCGTTCGCACTGGTGAACGGCTGAACGAGCGTGTACTTGCCGCCAGCGTAGGTGTAGCGGGGCGGGAACAGATTTGGAACGTGCCGGAAGTTCTTGATAACCCGATTCGCACCAATGCGCTTGAGCAACTCCGCTCCAGCGCCACTGCCCTGATCAGCGTAGCGCAAGTCATCGCGGAACGCGGGGTTGTTCTGAGCGATGCGCTGCGAAGCCTCCAAGCCGATATAGAGCGGGAACACCGGACCGTCGCTGCTGTAGCTGATGAAGCCAGAGCTATCAGGATTGGTAGCACCGTTACGGATCAGGGTGGCAGCAGCCACATCAAGCATCTCCTGAGTCAGCTCGGAGGTGGACTGATTGAGCGCCTGACCAGCGGAACCGGTCTGAATCCAGGGCAGCTCATTCACGCCAGACGGAATCGTCTCAACCTGAGTGAAGGACGAGTCGGCCACAGCCTTGATGGCATACTTGGCGAACATGTTCTGGTAACGGGTTTCCCAAGAACGCTGAGCGCGGATGGAGAGCTTCTCCAAGTACACACGCAAGAACGCCTCGACGCGATGGTCGAAGGTCAGATCGTCCTTACACAAGAGCGGACCTTTGAGGGCGAAACGCTCAGGACTCCAGGTAACGGCATTGTAGCCGACCGGAACGTCGTTGTAGGTGACATCGCAAGCACCACCGTTATCACCAGGATTACCGCTGGCGAGCGTGATGGCCGACCACTCCTCAGCCGCAGTCGGCTCGATAGAGGTGGTGGTGAACGAGGTCTGGGTCAGACCAGTACCCTGGGGATACTCGCCGCGCTCGATCATGTTGAGCCACATCGAGCGATACGAGGCGCGTTTATAAACGTCCTGCGCGAGCGACTCAGTAGCCACCGCGAAGGCGTTGAAGACATTAGGACAAGACATGAGATTATGAAATTAACCGACGTTATCTGCGTTATGGTTGGCCATCTATCCACCACACGGTGGCTGATTATCCAACCTGCTACCTGCGGAGTGTCATTGCCGCTTAGACGGTTTTGCGATGGCTGACCAAGCCTCCGCATTGCTTAAGGTCGTTACGCGCACTGACGCATAAGGGTGACTAAAGTGTCAATCACAATTAGTAATTGGCCTCAAACTCATCGGTCAGCTCCGACTGCTCTGCCATGTAGCTCTTGTATCCACAAAGTAGGCCAAGTTTGTGAGGTTGGATGATATGCTCTCTGGCGATGAAGCCTCTGAATGTGTACGGGCCGGGAAAAGTGCCAGTCATCAGAACATAGAAATCAACAGCCTCAGTTTTCACACCCTTACGCGCATCGACCAGTAGCTTCCCATTGTCGTACTTGGTCGTTTTGACATCGATGCGGAATCCCGGCGGAGGCGGGATGACCGCGTCGTAGAGCGGATGCGGAGGCTCGCGGTCGGTATCAATGTCGGGATACACATTGAACAGGCGACAGAAAGCCAGCTCGCCAGCAATACCCTCAAGATCGACCGTATGCGGATCTTCCGCGCTGATCTTTAGATTCGTAACGTTGAAATAGCGGTTATTGCCATTTCGATTCTTGGCGACGTAATGGGCCAGCTTCTGCTCTGCTGTCGATAGAAATACTTTTTGACCTATTTTAATTTTATTTATCATGGTCAAAAAGGCGGAAAATTTTTGAGGGGGGTATCGTAAACGAAGCCCACCCGCAAAAGGGGTGCCACCCTGCCAGTCAAAAAGTGTGCCAACCCCTAGGGAAAACAATCCTTTTCTGTCATTAGCTTATCTAATCCAGTCCATTAGTCCGCCCGTTGCGTACAATCACTGTTATATTCACTTTGTTTCGGATTCGCTCACGACTTGAATTTCCGATACTCGGTCCGGCATTTGACCGAGTAGATTGATCGAAACACTCGCTTGCTCTCCAGTTTCGCTCCATCCGAAAACGAGAGCAGACCGCTTTGCCACGCTTCCGAGGATTTGCTCCCGTGTTGACTCATCCTTTATTCCGTCTAGGTCATAGCTATCGATCCGTTCAAGCGTAGACGCTGCGTCTGCAGCTAGCTTGTTTCGGACAAGAGCCGAGAGCGTTTCTAAGGATTCGGTTTTCTTTTCTTTGCAAACCGTTTGCATTTCCTTTTTGACCTTTGTAACACCCTCTAAGCTTGCCCGTTTGCAAAGAGTCGTTTTGTTTACCTTCAATTTGTCCGCGATAGCGTCCCATTCCATTCCGGCAAGGTAGAGGCTACATGCCCTTTGCCAGACTTCCTTTGGCATTCCCATTCCGGCAAGCTATCGGGACGCAAGGAATCCGGCAAGGAATCGATCTTGCCACCGTCAAGATACCGCATTCCCTGAGCAAATCCCCATGTTTTCCCCCTTCCTAAAATTATTTTAACTTTTCTTTTGACTTCCTTTTCCGTTCCCCCTAGCCTGCCCGTCGTGAAAAGCACCATGCGCCAAAAACTCCTTAGCCTAGCCTGTCAGGCCTTGGCATACGCTGTCGTTTCCTACGTTTTCTTCCTGATTTTCTTCAAATCCCAATTCTAAAAACCCATGACCAAAAACCTCCTATCCGTCGACACCAACGCAAAAACCGTCAAAGGCCAGAAGCGTGGCTTCATGACCGGCATTCTGTATCTTGCACCTGACCGCCTGTCAGGCCTTATCAACGTGTGTGTCCATGCATCCGACGGATGCCGCCAGACTTGTCTCTATTCTGCGGGTCGTGGCGCATTTACTAGCGTCCAAAAGGCGCGAATCGCAAAGACCGCACACTACGTCAAAGACCGCCAAGCCTTCCTTGCGACGCTGACCGAAAACGTGGCTTCGGTCATCCAAAAGGCCAAGGCCAAGCGCATGCACCCGGTCATTCGATTAAACGGGACATCGGATATTGGATGGGAACGCTACACGGTCATTCAAGCGTTTAAAACGACCCGCTTTTACGACTATACCAAAAATTACGACCGGATGCTGACCTTTCTAGATGGAAAGCTCCCGTCCAATTATTCCCTGACCTTTTCACGCTCCGAAGCCAACGAAAGCCAATGCCTCGAGGTTTTGAAGCGTGGCGGCAACGTGGCGGTCGTTTTCCGAAAGTCTTTGCCTACGCACTGGCAAGGTTTTCCGGTCATCAATGGCGATGAGAATGACCTTCGTTTTCTCGATCCTAAGGGTGTTGTTGTGGGCCTGACCGCGAAAGGTAAAGCAAAGACCGACACGACGGGCTTTGTCGTGGGTTAAAGCAACGTGTCAGCCTATGCGAAAGCGTAGGTTGCAACGTGTCTTTAGTCTCAATCAAAACTCAATCCATCAAATCCAATGATCAACCGTTATCCGGGTCAGTGTGTCCAATGCCACGAATACGTTCCCTCAGGCTTAGGAACCGTCACCAAACGCAACCGCGCCTGGCGCATAGATTGCAACGCATGCACCGGCCGCATGCCCGAGAACTCCGGTCTTGTCTGCGTCAAACTCTCCTCCGGTTGGACTGGCACGCGCAATGCACGCGGCCGTTGCGAAGATGCGCCATGTTGCGGGTGCTGCTCTTTCT